GAGGACAACTCGCCAACGATACAGAAGATGGTACAGCCTAATTCGAATAAAATGCAGGTTCCGATTCAGGATGCAACCATTGAAATTCAGAAAGAAAATGTAATTAGTATGCAAGAACCCGAGCATGTTGAAACACACCATGAAGAGGGAATATATTCAACCGAACCAACAAATTAAAGGAAAATTATGAAAGTATTGAAATTTTATGCTTCATGGTGTGCACCATGTAAAGGTTTAGCAATGATAGTAGATGGAATTAAAGATGAAGTTGATATTCCTTTTGAAGATGTAAATATTGAAGAGCAATTAGAATTAGCCGCCAAGTATGGTATTCGTTCTGTCCCTACTATGGTTATTGTTGATGATGAAGGTGTTGAAATCAAACGACAATCCGGTATGTTAAATGAAGAACAGTTGTTAGCGTTTATTGATGTGGAGTAAAAATGAGTATATTAGCTAAATTAAAAAAGAATTCAAATATTAAAGAAACATCCGTTCTATCGGAATCTAAATTCTTTACCGACAAGGATATGATTCCAACATCTATTCCTATTATTAATGTGGCATTATCTGGTCGATTAAATGGTGGATTAACTCCAGGTCTGACCATGTGGGCGGGTCCTTCTAAACACTTCAAAACAGCGTTTAGTTTGTTGATGGCTAAATCATACATGGACAAATATCCAGATTCAGCTTTGTTGTTTTATGACTCAGAGTTTGGTACTCCTCAGGCTTATTTTGACTCATTTGGTATTGACACCAAACGAGTATTACATACACCAATTACCGATATTGAAGAATTGAAATTTGATATTATGCAACAATTGAAAGAAATCAACCGTGGCGACCGTTTGATTATCGTTGTGGATTCTATTGGTAACTTGGCTTCCAAGAAAGAAGTAGATGATGCTGAAAATCAAAAATCAGTAGCCGATATGTCCCGTGCTAAACAGATTAAATCTTTATTCCGTATGGTCACACCACATTTGAATATTAAAGATATTCCAATGGTCGTAGTGAATCACACTTATATGGAAATTGGTATGTTCCCGAAAGCTATTGTTGGTGGAGGTACTGGTTCTTATTATTCAGCCGATAACATCTTCATTCTAGGTCGTCAACAAGAAAAAGAAGGCACTGAGGTGGTTGGTTACAACTTTATTATTAACGTGGAGAAATCTCGCTACGTCCGTGAGAAATCTAAAATTCCAGTCACAGTATTACAAAAAGGTGGTATCAGTAAATATTCAGGTTTATTGGATATTGCTTTGGAATCTGGCCATGTAATTAAACCGACCAATGGTTGGTACTCACGTGTCAATACTGAAACTGGTGAAATTGAAGAGAAGAAATGGCGAATTAAAGATACGGACTCTAAAGATTTTTGGACTGATGTTTTAAGTGATGTGACATTTCAGAAATTTGTTGAAGCCAAATATACCGTTGGCCAAGGGGACATTCTCCAATCAGAAATTGATGAAACCTTTGGAGAAGATGATGAGTAATTTTGTTCAAGGTGTTGATTATGAATATGTGGTGGATGATAAAGATATAAATTCAGTTCACATCAAATTAATAACAGGTGAATATGCCGACACTATTTTTAAATATGGTAAAGTAGGTATTGAAGAAAAAGATGGTAATGCCTATTTACAGTTCAACTTTGATGTGATACAATCACCTATTAAGAAACTCGAAAAAAAGATAGAGTTTAGAAATTACATTGGTGATTTATTGACAACGATTATCACCAGCCAATTAGACGTTGAAGAGAGTTATATTGATGAGAATGTGGTTAAAGACGGAGAATAACGACAATTATTTATATGGAAATGTTATGCGAATTGAAACAACAATATTAAAAAATCTGATTTATAATGAAGATTATTCCAGAAAAGTACTGCCATTTGTAAAGCCTGAATACTTCTCCGATAAAACGGAGAGGTTGATTCATAAAGAAGTTAATGATTTTGTATTAAAATATAATTCACTTCCATCTTATGAAGCGCTTGTTTTGTCAGTCAAAGAAACAAATGGTTTACAAGAAGAAGAAGTGAAACGTGTTGTTGATTATCTGCAAGTTGTTAATGCCAACAAAGAAGACATATCCAAAATGGACTGGCTTGTTGACGTTACCGAGAAATTCTGCCAAGAAAAAGCGGTATACAACGCAGTTTTAGATTCAATTCATATCTTAGATGGTAAAGATAAAAATCAAAATGATAAAGGTGCAATCCCTAAAATATTGTCTGACGCTCTTGCTGTTACCTTTGACACGAATGTTGGGCATGATTATCTACAAGATTCCGACTCACGTTATGATTTTTATCACCGTAAGGAGGAACGAATTCCCTTTGATTTGGACTATTTTAACAAAATCACTAAGGGTGGATTACCAGCGAAGACCCTCAATATTGCGTTGGCTGGAACGGGTGTTGGTAAGAGTCTTTTTATGTGCCATGTTGCCGCTGGTGCTATGGTACAAGGTAAAAATGTCCTGTACATCACTATGGAGATGGCTGAAGAAAAGATTGCTGAACGTATAGATGCTAATCTACTTAATACCAATTTGGATGACTTGATATCTTTACCTAAAGACTTGTATGATAAGAAGGTTGCTCGGGTTAAAGAAATGACCACGGGTAAATTGATTATTAAAGAATATCCAACAGCTGCGGCCTCAGTAACACACTTTAGAGCTTTATTGAATGAACTTAACCTCAAACGTAATTTCATTCCCGATATTATCTTTATTGATTATCTAAACATCTGTGCTTCATCTAGGCTTAAAGTTGGTTCAAATGTCAATTCATACACCTATGTTAAATCTATAGCTGAAGAAATTCGTGGATTGGCCGTGGAATTTAATGTGCCGGTTGTATCTGCTACACAGACTACTCGAAGTGGTTTTACAAGTTCGGATCCCGGTCTTGAGGATACATCTGAATCTTTTGGTCTTCCCGCTACGGCTGACTTGATGTTTGCTTTGGTTTCTTCAGAAGAATTAGAAGAACTTGGCCAAATCATGGTTAAACAATTAAAAAACCGATATTCCGACCCAACACATTACAAACGATTTGTCTTGGGAGTTGACCGTGCTAAAATGAAATTGTTTGATGTTGAACAATCAGCGCAAAGTTTAACGGATTCGGGCCAAGATAAACCTGTAAATACTTTTGGTAACAACGAAAGAAAAAGTAAGTTTACGGGTTTCAAAGTATGATTTACGTAGAAGTAGCCGGCACAAAGAAGATAGAACTTCTTAAAGAGGCTTGCTACTTCTATTTAAAACGGCTAAATATCTATAAGAAGACAATACCCTTAGATATCTATATCCACGTTTGTCGAATGGTTGTTTCTGGCCATTGTGCGTTTAACCATGATTTTAAAGAACCAGAAATAACGGTATCACTTAACAAGAAACTAAGTGAAGAAGAGTTGTTAATAACGCTGGCACATGAATTGGTTCATGCCAGGCAGTTCCTTAGGAAGCAACTGACTAATGAGGGTAGAATACATTATTGGAAAGGTGTGGCTACTGATAATGAAGAATGGGAAGATGAAGCCTATGAACTTGAACAAAATTTATATAGTGATTATTTAACATGGAAATAACCAGAGAAGATGGCCTGTATTGTTTAAAAGCATTTAAAGATTATTTTGATAACTTTGATAATATTGAACAATACATGCGTGATGAGAAATTAAAGTCGCTTGAGAATATGCCTGCGACTTTATTTCCAATTGAGGATGATTTGTTCTCAGATTTTGATATGCACCCGAATGATATGGATATTGAAGTGTGTGAAATTCCAGGTGAACAATGGGAGACGCTAATGAAGATTACGTCCTCACATATCAATAAAGCTCCAGTTGGTCGAAATATTCAATTGGCTGTCCGTGAAAAGAAAACTAGTAAAGTTTTAGGGTTTATTCGTTTAGGTTCTCCAGTCATATACATGCGCCCACGTAATGAATACATTGGACATGTGTTCTCACAAACATCGGAAGGGTCCAAACGATTTAACGAAGCAACTATGATGGGTTTTGTTATTGTACCTGCACAACCGTTTGGATTCAACTATCTTGGTGGTAAATTATTATCAGCGATTTGTACCTCACATGAAGTTAGACAAATCTGTAATAAAAAATATAATATGAATATGTGTTTGTTTGAAACTACCAGTTTATATGGAAGTAGTAAAACAGTATCACAATATGACGGCATGAAACCATATATACGATTTAAGGGTTTGACGGATTCTGATTTTGTTCCAATGATGCACGGTGAAAGATATTGGAGTCTAAAAAAATATCTAGAGGATAGATATGGTGACTTATTGGAAGGCGAGGAATCAACCACAAGTCGCAAATTGAGAACGTTCACCAAGATGATAGCATTAACCAAAGCTGTTCTAAAAGGAACACCCGATGGTGATGATTTCAATAAAACTATTGAAAATGCCAAGGCTTTGACTGAAAAGAAAAGATATTATATTTCTGATTATGGTTTTAAAAATACAACTGAATATGTTGGTAACAAAACCGATACATTAGTACCTGGTGAAAACTACGAGAAACACAATTTAGAAAATATTATTGAGTGGTGGAAAAGTAAAGCGGCCAATCGTTATGAAACTTTAAAATCAGAAGGTCGATTAAGAAAAGAATTAGAAATCTGGACATCTGGAAAAGATATTCAGATAATTAGATAACATAAGGAATATAAACATGGCACTCTCATTAGACGCACAAAACATATTAAAACAATATGAAACATTAGATGATGACTTTGGTTTCTCAGCTGTATCTGAAGAAGATTACAATTCAGTTATTAATAAAACAGCCGAAACTGCGGATGATTATAAGACCAGATTACATGAGGTCGAAAAGTTAATTATTCCTTTTTTACAGAAGTTGTATGCTACATCTGATAAGGAATATATCTATTGGCCTAATCGTAAACCAATCATTGAAGGTCAACTAAATAAAATATTGAAATTAACACGTGGATAATTATGAATATTTTTGTTATTACCTCAATCTTGCGACCTAAGATTGGTATTATTGATTTTGAAATCAGATATCAACAAACACTCAAAACAATCCAATCTATTAAAGATAAAGCGCCAGGTTCAATCATTCTTTTATTGGATTCGTCACCTGAACTAGAAGACTACAAGATTGAACGTTTGAGAAAAGAAGTAGATTATTTTATTTCTTTATCCAATCATACTCTTGCAATCGATTTAGCAACAAAAGGCTTAAAAAGTCCAGGCGAGTGTTATATTATGATTGTAGCTTTGGATGTTATTAGAAATCTATCATTGACAAACATCAATAGAGTATTTAAAATTACAGGACGTGCTGAGTTAACCGATAACTTTCATATCGAAGATTATGATAATCCAGAAATGCAAGGAAAATATGTTTTCAAAACACCTGTCGTTTCTTGGATGACATCACAATTAAAATTGGTAGATACTCGTTTATGGTCGTTTGATTATTCTATGTTGGAAGATGCTGATAAATTAATACGTCAAACATACGAAGATTGTATGTCAAAACCACAGTTTGATTTAGAGCATACATATTATAGACTGTTAGATAAAACTAAATTATTTGAAAAAGATGTGATTGGGTTAACATGCCAATTAGCATCTTGTGGGACAATTATAAATGAATAATCCATTAGTGACAATTATTACACCAACAACCGGCACAAAACATTTAGAACAATGTGTCGATTCTGTAGCAAACCAATCATATAAAAATATTCAGCACTTAATAGTTGTTGATGGTAAAGAGCATAGAAAGAAAGCCGAACAACAGATTCGTTCAGATGCTGATGTTTTGGTATTACCATACAACACAGGCCATGACCAATACAATGGCCATCGAATATACGGCGCCTCTACTTTCTTAGCTAAAGGTGCTTACTATATTTTCTTAGATGAGGATAATTGGTTAGAACCTAATCATGTTGAAAGTTTAGTCAATTCAATAGATAATAACGGTTGGGCTTACACCTTACGTAAAATAGTTGATACGGAAGGAAACTACATATGTAATGATGATTGTGAATCACTAGGTAATTGGCAATCAATTTTAAATGATTATTTTGTTGATGTTAATTGTTATATGGTTCGTAAAGATGTAGCTTTAAATTTTGCTCCTGGTTGGTATCGTAGAGCTAGACACCCACAAGAACAACCGGAAGTGGACCGCTTATTGAGTGGATGGTTAAGACAAAATAATTTCAAAGCAAATTGTACCGGAGATTATACGGTAAATTATCGAGTTGCTAGTCGAGCGGACTCCGTAACAGGTGAGTTTTTCTTAAAAGGTAATGAATATATGAAACAAAGATTGAACGGAGAATTTCCATGGCGAAAGATTTAATTATTGGTGTATGTTCTAATTACAAGTTTAACGATGTGTTGCCTTGGGTTAGGTCATCTAAAGAATGTGGTTTCAAAGGTGATGTTGTTTTAGTTACCATAGAAATGGATGAAGAAACAAATAAACAGATTGAAGCGGAAGGTGTGATTGTTGTTCGTGCTAAACGAAACAGTGACATGATGATACACATGGAAAGATTCTATCATGTCCATAAGTATTTGTCTGAAAATCCAGATTATGTGTATGTTATTTCTACAGATGTGCGAGATGTAATCTTCCAAAACGACC